AAAATAATGCTTATATTAATGTAGGAAACACTAACGGTGGAACTGAATATGTAAGTAACGAGGCAGTTATAATTTACAATTCTAATGGTAATGCTAGTATTAATGATTATTTTGAAAGAAAACGGTTTCATGACAGAAACTTTAATACTTCAACAATATATTACCCATTAGTTCAAGGAAAAGTTGAATTAGATTTTAAATCAATATCTACTGGATCATTAGCTACTAATACATCTACAACTATAATGAGACTTCCGCTAACTGGCGATGCTCAATCAATAAATGTAAAATATAATTTTTTATCTTTGTTACCCGCTGCAAAAACAGGTAATTTAGAAATAAATGTAAGACCTGGATTTCCTCCAGCTAATGTAACTTTACAAGACAACTATAATACTGTAGGGTCCGATGGCGGTATATATTTTGGTCTAATTGTAAATAGTTCAACACGATCGATAGAAGTTCTAGCAGTTAATCCTAGTACATCTACCTCATTCAGTGTGGAATTTCAAACAAAAATAATGTTGTAAGGAAACTATGTTCAATCAGCCTATAGATAATAGATTAACAGAGTGGGCAAATCATAGAAAACAGTTAGACGAAGTCAACGATCCGTTACAAGAAATATGTGATTTTTGGCGGCGTGCTCCTTTTATTCCTCATAATCGAAAAGTAGATCCATACTACCAACAAAGCTGGCCTACACCCTGGGAAATCATTGTAGATAACAAATACGATGATTTTACCAAAGCATTGATGATCGGTTGGACTTTGAAATTGACAAAAAAATATAAAGATTCAAAAATAGAACTTAAAACATTAGTTGATATTAACCAAACTAGAGAGTATAATGTATTGTACATAGATGATACTTGGGTTATAAACTATAACGATGATGGTCCAATTACCTTAAACGATATTCCTGATTCATTTAGCATTGAAAATCTAATTGAAGTAAGCACTCCGCGATAAATATCATCTATATCGACAAAAGAGGTAATTAATGATCACAGTGGTCAAACGCAATGGACGTCGTGTTCCATTAGACATTGAAAAAATACAAAGACAAGTAGCACATGCATGCCAGGGCATTGATGGAGTTAGTCCATCAATGATTGAGATTAAAGCTCAAATTGAACTCCATGACGGAATGACTACAGAAACTATAGATGAACTATTGCTTAAAGCTATGGTTAATTTAATAGACGAAACAGAAAATCCTGAAATTAATAATGTTAATTACCAATACGTGGCAGGTCGTCAACGTGTTAGTATGTTACGTAAAGAAGTATATGGGTTATATGATCCTCCAAAATTGTATTCTATTATTAAAAAGAACATTGAGGCAGGAATGTATACTAACGAATTACTAGAGTGGTATACAGAAGATGAATGGAATATCATTGATCTCTTTATTGATCATGATAAAGACGAAACATACACTTATGCTGCTATAGCGCAGTTATGTGAAAAATATCTAGTACAGAATCGTGCCACTGGACAGATATTCGAGACTCCCCAAGTACGCTATGCTATTGCAGCAGCAACAGCATTCCATAGTGAACCAAAAGAATCAAGATTAAAATATGTTAAAGAATATTATGAATGTGCTAGTGCAGGCCATTTCACTCTTGCTACTCCTGTTCTTGCCGGACTTGGCACAACTACCAAACAGTTTTCAAGTTGTGTGCTTATTAGTAGTGATGATACTTTGGATAGTATCTTTGCTAGTGGTGAGATGATGGCCAAATATGCGTCAAAAAGAGCAGGAATTGGTCTTGAAATAGGCCGAATTCGCCCCTTAGGTGCACCAATCCGTAATGGAGAGATTAAACATACGGGTATGATCCCATTTTTGAAAAAATGGTTTGCAGATTTAAGATCATGCTCGCAAGGCGGTATACGCAATGCCAGTTGCACAGTTACATTTCCTGTTTGGCATTATCAATTTGAAGACCTTATTGTATTAAAAAATAATCAAGGTACTGATGAGACTCGTGTGCGTCAAATGGATTATAGCGTAGTAGTTAATGCTATGTTTTGGAATCGTTATAAACGCGGTGAAATAATGACATTATTTGATCCACATGATGTGCCGGACTTATACGAAGCCTACTATCGTAATAGCGAAGAATTTGAAAAATTATACTTAAATTATGAAAAGCATCCGACAATTAAAAAGAAACGCATATCGGCGGATGAGATATTCAAAAATGGTATACTTAAAGAACGTACTGATACTGGGCGCATCTACCTTGTCAACATTGACAACGTTATCAACCAGGGGCCGTTTGATACACAGCTTGATCCAATATATCAATCAAATCTATGCCAAGAAATACTTTTACCCACAAAGCCTTTCCAAAGAATTGAAGATCCAGAGGGACGCATTGCTCTTTGCACTCTTGGGTCAATAAATTGGGGTGCCTTTCGCAACCCGCAAGAGATGCGTAAGGCGTGCCGTGTATTAGTTCGCAGTCTAAGTAACTTGTTACAATATCAAGACTTTTTAAGCATACAAAGTAAACTGGCCAATGAAGATTTTGAACCTCTCGGCGTTGGCATTACCAACTTGGCTTACTGGCATGCACGTAAGAGTTTTAAATATGGCGAAGTAGAAGCACTGGCCGAAGTCAAGCGTTGGATGGAACATCAAGCATATTACCTTACCGAAGCAAGTGTAGAACTGGCCCAAGAGCGCGGCCCATGTAAGCGTAGCGAATACACTTACTACGGTAAGGGAATATTTCCCTGGGAACGTAGAGCCAAGGGTGTTAATGAACTCACAGACTTTACTCCTAGCATGGATTGGGAACCATTGCGTGAACGTATGAAGAAATATGGAATACGTAATGCCACACTTATGGCAGTTGCTCCCGTTGAATCAAGTAGTGTTGTACTCAACAGTACTAACGGTATTGAAATGCCTATGGAACTGATCAGTGTTAAAGAAAGCAAGGCAGGTAGTTTTGTACAAGTTGTTCCAGAATATAAACGTTTAAAGAATCGTTATCAAATGATGTGGGAACAAACTGATTGTGTTAACTATTTAAAAACTTCAGCGGTACTAGCAGTATACATTGATCAAAGTCTAAGTACTAATACATTCTATAGTCCCCGACATTTTAGAGATGGTAAAGTACCAGGTACATTGATTGCTAAAAATTTAATGTTGGCATATAAGTGGGGATTGAAAACAATCTATTATAGCCTTATTGACAAAGTCGGAAGTAAGAATATATTAATGACTCAAAGTGATAGGTTAATAACCGCAGAACCTGTTACTATGTATGAAGAAGATGATTGCGAAGCTTGTAAATTATGAACTTATATTTAGACATGGATGATGTAGTAGCTGATTGGCATACTAGTGCAGAAGCATTTCTTAAAATGAAATGGGAAAGAGAAGGCGGTCGTATTCCCCAAGAAGATTGGGATAAAATTAAAATGAACTCTAGATTTTATCGTCATTTACCTTTAAAAGATAATGCACATGATTTAGTACAATATTGTCGCAATCTTCTTGAATCGGGAAAAGTAGAAAATTTATTTTTTCTATCAGCACTTCCACGTAACAATGATATGCAATGGGCAATACAAGATAAAGTTTTTTGGGCACAAGAACATTTTCCCGGTATCCCTGTATTTCTTGGTCCTTACAGTACTGACAAATGGAAACATTGTAAAACAGGCGATATACTAATAGACGATAGAACTAGTAACTGTCAAGAATGGGAAAATGCCGGAGGCCAATCACACATTTACAAAAAATGGGATGATTGTAAATTATGGTTAGATAATATTTTTAGGAATAACAATGAGTAAAGAACAATATAATTTATCAAAACAAACAAATTATTTAAAACGTAAAATGTTTTTGGACACTGAAGGCCCTGTAACTGTTCAGCGTTTCGAAGAAGTTAAATATCCTAAACTTGCAAAGTTTGAGGAACTGGCCCGAGGTTTCTTTTGGGTACCTGAAGAGATTAGTCTTACTAAAGATAAAATGGATCACAAGGATGCTAGCGATGCAGTTAAACATATCTTTACAAGTAACTTACTGCGCCAAACAGCATTAGATAGTATTCAAGGACGGGCACCAAATCAAATCTTTAGTCCTGTGATCAGCATTCCGGAACTTGAAGCATTGGTTAGTAATTGGAGTTTCTTTGAAACAAATATCCATAGTAAGAGTTACAGTCACATTATTCGTAATGTATATAGTGTTCCAAAAGAAGAATTTAATAAAATTCACGACACTAAAGAAATTGTAGAAATGTCTGCCAGCATAGGTAGATACTACGACAAACTACATGAATTAAATTGCTTCAAAGAACTCGATCCAAAAACAGTAAATGAAGAGACACATATTAAAGCAATTTGGCTGGCACTCAATGCTAGTTATGCACTAGAAGCATTCCGCTTTATGGTATCATTTGCCACTAGCTTAGCCATGGTCGAGAACAAGATCTACATTGGCAATGGTAATATTATCAGCCTGATTCTACAGGATGAGTTATTACATGCAGAGTGGACTGCTTGGTTGATCAACAACGTAGTAAAAGATGATGAGCGTTTTGCCAAAATAGTAGAAGAATGCAGAGAAGAAGTATATGCTATGTATATGGAAGTCATAGCAGAAGAAAAAGCCTGGGCAGATTACTTGTTTAAGAAAGGCCCTGTAATTGGACTCAATGCTACAATTTTAAAAGACTTTGTAGATCACACAGCATTTACACGTTTAAAAGATATCGGTATTAAGTACGCAGAAGAGCACCCACGTAGTAGTCCTATTCCATGGTTTAATAAACATGTAAACATAGGTAAAAAACAAAGTGCTTTACAAGAAACAGAGTCAACTAATTATGTCATTGGTGTAATGAGCGACAGCGTTTCTTATGACGAATTACCAGACCTATAAGGAATAAAAATGAAAGCAACGTTATGGAGTAAGTATCATTGTCCTAACTGTGATCAAGCATATGCATTGTTAAAAACTAAAGGTTATCAAATTGAAGAACGTAAAATAGGTGACGGATATACTCGAGAAGATTTATTTGAAGAAGTACCCACTGCTCGTAGTGTTCCTCAGATTTTTATTGAAGATGCACATGTTGGCGGGCTCAATGAGCTCAAGGAGTATTTGAAATGAGCACGTCGATGATTGATGATTTAGTTCTCAGTGCAAGTGGTATGACTGATACTATTACATTGGATTCAACTCACATCCCCTATCTAACATCAAGTATGATAGGTCCATATCCACAATACAATGTAGGTACTGTAGGAACAGGCGGGAGTATACCATATTCAACTTATACCACTAATGGTACCAGCGGTTCACCTTGGCAAAACCTTACCATGACTAATAACCATCAATCGTCACTGAATGTTAAAGGTGATGCAGAGTTTGAAGGCAAGGTTAAAATCAACGGTCAGGATCTTGGCAAGTTTATGGAAACAATCTCCAAACGTCTTGCTATACTTGTACCAGACCCAGAAAAATTAGAACACTTCGAATCATTAAAAAAAGCATACAATCATTACAAGACGTTAGAAGCATTGTGTGAAATACCAAAAAAAGAAGAGGAAGAATAATGTTAATATCAAAAGGTGCCAGCAATGGCGATGTCGTAAATATCAAATTAATCACCGGTGAGGAAATTATTGCTAGATTAGATGAAGATACAAATGACTATGTAAAATTAAACAGACCAAAAAGTGTAAGTATCGGCGCCCAGGGAATGGGTCTAATGCCATTTATGTTTTTAGGTGGTTCTGATAATGTTACTATTAAACATATTCATATAGTTGTTATGGTGATCGCAGAAAAAGATGCAGCGACTCAATATGTAGAAGGCACTACCGGTATTTTATTACGATAAATACTGTCATAGGAGATAATATATGCCATACGTACCGGGCGCCGACGTACACGGAGTAGTACACGTTGCAGATGTCTACAATAGTCCAAATGTTTTTGCTAATTTTGTACCTATTGCTTTGTGGAACGACCCAGAAGGAACAGACGCCGCAACTCTAGCAAATATAATGAGGCCTAGCTACACCTTTGACGTTGCTGCAACTGAAGCAATTGAAGGTGATGCAGATAGTCCAGTAGCAGTAGAAACAGCACAGAAAAAGTTAATTGAACAAGGAGTACTTGACCCTGTAGCAATTGAAAAAGGAACCAAGGCCACTCCTACCCAA